GAAGGTGTACGGCAATGCGTGGGTGTCCGGTAATGCGCAGGTGTCCGGCAATGCGCAGGTGTCCGGCAATGCGCAGGTGTACGGCGATGCGTGGGTGTCCGGTAATGCGCAGGTGTCCGGCAATGCGCAGGTGTCCGGCGATGCGAAGGTGTACGGCAATGCGTGGGTGTCCGGTAATGCGCAGGTGTCCGGCAATGCGCAGGTGTCCGGCAATGCGCAGGTGTACGGCGATGCGTGGGTGTCCGGTAATGCGCAGGTGTCCGGCAATGCGCAGGTGTCCGGCGATGCGAAGGTGTACGGCAATGCGTGGGTGTCCGGTAATGCGCAGGTGTCCGGCAATGCGAAGGTGTACGGCAATGCGAAGGTGTCCGGCGATGCGTGGGTGTCCGGCAATGCGCAGGTGTCCGGCGATGCGCAGGTGAATTTTGAAGGTAAATTTATAGTTATTGGGCAATTTGGGGATAATCACAGATATGTAACCGCCTCAAAAAGCATTATAAATTGTGGTTGCTTTTCGGGAAATTTTGATGAATTTACCACTGCCGTACAAAATAAATATGGGCAAGATTTTGGATCTTATGCGGACTGTATCACGCTTTTAAAAACATGGATGAAAGCATGACCTACGCCCAATTTGTAAAACAGTACAACATTACCCACGCACAAGCCGCCGCCCTATTAGGCTACAAAGGCGCAAAATCCTTGGCCGTCTCCCACGCTTTTTCCCGCGATTTCCCGAAAATGCTTGACGAATGGCACCAGGGTGTACTACACAAGCGCCCTAACACAACACACCGCAACGGGTGGAGCCGGGATTATCAGCGCATTAACCTGGCATTATCCAAGATCATTTTGCACAAGTCGTTTGAGGATCTGCTTTTTGCGGATGGCACGACGCCGGGCGAAGTGCTGCGAATCAACGATTTTTTGAACAATTTAAAAGAATTCAACTCGTGTACCTAATCACACTACCCAACCATCCCCCATTTTTAACCACTATTTTCGACCCTGAAAACGATTGGCAAGAGGGTATGGTAGTTTACCGAATTGACGGACATAACGCAATTTGGGACTACATGACCGACGGCATAAATTGGCTGCCGATTGAATTTGATAGCCTTTAAATCACACTTTAAAAAATAAAACAATGGGACGCGAAATTAGAAAAGTACCCGCAAACTGGGAACACCCACGAAAAAGTAACGGCAATTATCAGCCAATGTTTAACCGTTTTTATGGCGACGCAATTGCGGAATGGATCGAAAACCACAATAAATGGGAAGATGGAACGCATGATAATCTTGTAGATGGGAGTTGCACAAAAGAAGAATATCCGTTTTATGCTATGTGGGGCGGAGGGCCGCCAACAGTTGAATATTACCAAACAAAAAAGTATGCCCCGGAAGAATTAACGCACATTCAATTATATGAAGATACAAGCGAGGGGACGCCCAAAAGCCCTGTTTTCCGCGCTGATGAATTTGACAAACTTTGCGAGTATGCCGCTGAACACTATACTACGTTTGCGTCATTTAGGGCAACGAAAGAAGAATGGGCCGAAATGCTAAAAAGTGGTTTTGTTTTTCACCGAGAAGGGAATGCTATTTTTATTTAAATAATCTTTGCAATCCTAAAAACCTTTCTTAACTTTGCAATGCGCAACAGAGCGCCGCCGGATTGGAAGCCCGGTGATTATTACCCGCTGAATGGGAAAAGAAACAATTTGTTCAACTGCCCTTGCGGTTTGAGCGGTTAACGAGATTCAGCCTCGTTGTCTGGCCTTCCAAGCCGCCGCTCAAATTTCAAGGGCTTTTTATTTGGTGTTATGGCGCTCAAAGAAGTAAAAGTAGATATAAAAATGCGGGTGGTTGTTAAGATTGATACGGAAGACCCTGTTGTAATGGAATATGAAAGCGAAAAAGAACTGATAGAGCATTTAGTATCATACCGATTTTCTGAAGTTTTGCCCGTAATGAAAACAGGGGTACAGGTAAAATACAATGATTGTGAAATTATAAAAACCGAACCCAATGAGCGATAAAAGAGAGTTCACCGGCGTATTTATCCCGGCGCATATTTGGGTTTCAAAAGAATTAATCCCAGCCGAAAAGATGATCTTAGGCGAAATTGACGCCTTGAGCAAATCGCGTGGGTACTGCGATGCAAGCCGCAAGCACTTTGCAGAATGGCTATCATGTACCGTTCAAAACATATCGTTCTACCTGACTAAATTGGAGGGCTTAGGGTTTATCAAAATTGAAAAAGCGCCTGGTTATCGCTCAAAAATCCGCCTGATAAACGACAGATTTTATCAATATGAGGGGGTAAACGGGGTTTACGGGGGGGGTAAACGGGGTTTACGGGTAGGGGTAAACGGGGTTTACGGGGGGGGTAAACGGGGTTTACCCGAAATACAAGATAAAAGTAAAGGGTTAAATATAAGTTTAAATGAGAGTAGCGCCCCCGCAAATTTTTCAAAAAATGAAACCGATTCCAACTTTCAAAAAATCGGTGAAATCAAAGTGCCGGAAACGGTTTTGTTAAATATCGAGCAAATGGAAAAGGATGCGCCATACGCCGCGCCGACACAAGAGGAAATAGACGCGGCGATTGATGACTACTTTGAAAAACCAGAACCGCCGCTGATCAAAAAAATGCCTTCATTGCGCGCTGGGTCGACGCCCATTTTAAAAGATGATCCCGACCCGGTTGGTACTTGCGTTTCAATTGCCGTAAGATTCATGCAGGAGTATCATGAAACAGTTAGAAAGTGGTGCCAGGATGCGAAGTTTGAAGGAGCAACAAGCGATTTAACCCCGATAATCTCAAAATTCTTTAGTCACGGGTTAAAATACAATGATGTTCATGTTACGCCAGATCCGGCGGCGTGGTTTAAAAAAGGGTTTTCTACTTGGCTTTCCAACGAAAAGAATTTTGCACCCGTGAAACGCCCCGCCGGATTTGCCCCGACTGCCAAACGCGCCACGATCAACGGATTTGGATCTCCTGACACAAAATATTCAGACAAACAACTTTTTTAAAACATAGATGGAATCTTAAAATATCGCGTTGGGCAAAAAATTGATTGGCTTGCCATTATTGATGGCTCAATCACAAAGGTGGTTGGGGGGGGTATTACCCAAATAGCAGGGCGAATGGATATGGGTAGAAGGTAAGGCGATGCGTACTAATGCCGACGTATCCGAACGCCTAACTATCCACGATAAGACAATTGGAACATTCCCATAACTACTAATATATGAGCGAACGCACACTTGAATCTATGAAGGCCGCCGCCGAACGATTCGCAAACCGTCTCGAATACCGCCGACAACCGACCACGCCGGAGCAACAACAAAAAACCATTGACCACTGGGAAAAGGTATTCAGCGAACCACAAAAGCCCGACGGCTTGCGCGTGATCTGCCGAACAGCGAAAGAATGCGACTACAACAAAGCGCGGGCTGTGTTTATCGAAGTTATGGAGAAACGAGCCGATGAAATTGCAGTAATTACGGCAAACCCTAACTTTAAATGGGTTTGGAGTAAAGAACAAGGGGCAGTTATCAAAATCTTGATTCAGTGGTTAATAAATGACCCTGATTGCCCGATATCGCTATCAAAGGGGCCGTTTGTTTACGGTCTGCCTGGCACCGGCAAAACGGAGATTACCCAAGCGCTTGCAAAAACTTCCGAACGCCTGGAATTAACGAAGCAGTTTAAATATACGAGCATGTCAGCCGAATACGTGCGGGCAAAAAATGATTCAGGATACGACGCCGTTGCGCCAAACATTCAGGCAAACCGATGCTTAGATGAGTTTGGGCGGCATACGGGCGATACAATACAGTGGGGAAACAAAACCGACCTAAACGAAAGCATTATAGAAGAAAGATATACCCGCTTTATGCGGTACGGGCAAATTACGATTATTATAAGCAACGGAGACACAAAAGAGGTTTCCGGGCTATTTACTCCGATGGTATCCGACCGTCTCCGCGCAATGTGTACGGGGGTGATGATGCCGGGGGATTCAAAACGCTAACTGGCGCTCTCCCGCTGTGCCAGGTTTACGCCGCATGGGCGGGAAAGCGGAGTTATGCGGATAATTTTACTTTCAAAAAAAAATACAAATTATGTACCACATTTTTCACAGCGCAACTACTCATTTCTCAATATGGGACAGGATTAAGATACTATTCGGAAAGCCAGTGCAGATTGATATAAAAATTGAGACTGGTGATGAAAATGTAGTTGTGGTTGCCACAAAAACAGATGTATGGGTAGATAAAGTCTTCCGAAAAACCCAAAAGATTAGATACTCTAACACTCCATGCGACGGGAATTTCGGAATGAACTACTGCGATGAAAGCGGATGCATAGAACGTAAACGGGTTTTAGTAGACCCAATCCCGCCCGACTTTTCTGGTTCTTACAATGTGATCCCATAATTCCGCATAACTCCAGGCCTGCCGAACCGCGCGTTTAGTGCTTTACGACAGGTGACAGTTAGGCTTTAAAATTCACCTTTAAGTTAACAAAAATCTAAAACAATGAAAGACGAAAAAACAGTGTTGGAATGGCTGGAAATGCTTCCAGAGCCGATCCGTAGCCAAGCAATTGAGAATTGGGAAAATGATAATGAATATGAGCCGAGTGCTATGCGCCCAACACTAGCTAATGCGCTTGCTTTGGCTTTTGATTGGGGCGGAACTCCCAAAGACCAGGGGTATGAGTATTGGAGAAACATAAAAGATCGAGCACGTAGCGGCGAATTTGACACTCTCGCCGACCTAATACCGTGGCCGGAGGAAGCGGCATGGGATAGCGCGCCGGAAAATGTTTTTGCTCGCGGGATTGATGCAGATGGTAGTTGCTTTTTCTATTTTTTTGAAGAAAATAGCCTTATCAATGGTTGGATTGTACAGGGCAATGAATGTGGGCAAATCCAAGATATGACCGGCACCGACTGGAGACGTGCATTACAATTCAGGCCGCGATAAATGTATCTACACCAATCCTCCACCCCCACCGAATACATCACCTACGCCGAAAGCGCATGGATGGAATTTCGCCTTAAAGTCGTGTATATTGGCAGGCCCGAATACGACAATTTAATCCGTGTTTTTGGTTCGCCGAAAGTGCGGGAAGCAACCTTTAGAATGAAAGAAAGCAATGAAAAAACTAAAAATATTAATCGCTTGTGAGTATTCTGGCGTTGTACGTGATGCGTTTATTGCCGCCGGGCATGACGCTATCTCATGCGACTTATTGCCGACAGAAAAGCCGGGGCCGCATTATCATGGCGACGTTTTTAATATAATCAACGACGGCTTTGATATGATGATAGCGCACCCACCATGTACAAGGCTTTGTAATTCCGGCGTCCGTTGGCTGAATGAGCGCAATTTGTGGGATGAAATGCGCGAAGGTGCGGAGTTTTTTAAACGGCTACTTAATTGCGGTATTCCTAAAATTTGCATTGAAAACCCGATCATGCACAAGTATGCAAAGGAGATTATCGGGGTGAATCAATCACAAATTATTCAACCCTGGCAGTTTGGTCATGGTGAAACGAAAGCAACATGCCTTTGGTTAAAAGGATTGCCCCTGCTTATCCCTGAAAATATTGTCGATGGCCGCGCCGAAAATATTCACCTAATGCCGCCAAGCGCCGACCGATGGAAAGAACGCAGCCGAACCTATCAAGGCATTGCAGACGCAATGGCAAACCAATGGGGAGGATTATGAAAAAAGAATTGCCACTTATTATCGGCATTGACCCCGGCACGACCGTCGGCGTCGCTGTATGGGATATACAAGAGCGCCGCCTTGTCGAATGGTTTGAACGCGACATGATTGACGCATGGGCCTATCTGCTTGACTTGAGAACACGCCATGAATTGTTTGTTGTGCTTGAGGACGCCCGATTAATGCGCCGCCGTAAACAAGCGGACAGCGCAGCCCGGGCGCAAGGGTACGGATCAATTAAGCGTGATTCTATCTTGTGGCATGGGTGGCTGGCTAAAAACAGCATTCCACACTTGCGGCAACCGCCAAAAAAGACGTACAAGAAGCGCGAAGGACTGGACGAGTTTTTGAAATATTACACACCGAAAGAGCCTTGGATGCAAAAGCCAGGCTTTAAAATGCTTGTGCAGGAAGACCACATGCGCGACGCTTACGCAATGGTTGAATCTTACACAGAGCCGGGATATTTGTTGGCGCTCGAAAAATCTAAAAATCCTATTCAACCGCGCAAGAAAGCGAAGTCGTGGGAGGCTGCGTTGAAAAGCGGGAAAATTAAAACCGTGAAATATGAAAATGATAATTTGTAAAACATGCGGGATCGAAAAGGCGGAAAATCGGTTTGTATGTAAGGGCCGGAAATTAAGCCCGGCGCTTTGTGTCTCTTGTTATTGTCAGCGTCCAGAAGTAAAAGAAAGGCATCGGCGCTCTGTGAAGGCATGCATAGAAAAGCCGGAGACGAAAGAAAAATTAAGGGAATACAGGCAGAGGCCAGAGGTTAAGGAAAGAATCAAAGAGCATCGAATAAAGTATTTGCAGAAGCCAGAAATAAGGGAAAAGATAAGAGAGAGGCAGAAAGCGTACAGAGAAAAACCGGATGTGAAGGAAAGGATAAGAGAGACGCAAAGATTACACAGGCAGAATCCAGAAGTAAAGAAACGTGCCAATAAAATGCAGAATAAGCGTTTGCAAAACCCCGAATTAAAAGAGGAAGCAAGAAGGCTTGTTTCAGAATACAGGAAAACAGTAGATGGTAAGAATAAATCACACGTCTATTACAGAAAGCCAGAGGTAAAAGAGAGGAAAAGGGCGCGAGCGCAAAAATCTTCACATACGGCCGATGACCGATATGTAAAATTGCTTATTAACAAGAAAACAAATGGCATTTTAAAGTCGAAGGACATGCCACCGGAACTAATTGAAACACAACGACAATCGCTAATTCTTAAACGCACAATTAAACAAAAACAAGATGAGCAACACAACAACACAACCGACGTATGACCTCAAAACCGACGCCGACCTTTCAAAATTCCTGCTTGGCGCAATCCGTGATGTTCGCAAAAATGAACTTGACGTAGATCGGGCAACGGTTATCAGTCAACTTGCCGACAAGTACACTAAAAACGAAATTATGCGCTGCGTCAAAGCAAAATTGCTTGATAAGGTGGATGAGTTAAATGTATCGGCGGAGATCAACAAACAGTTGATGCAAAAAATGTAATGGCTAAATCTACCCAGCCCGCCCGCCCAAACATTCACGGCTCATTCCCTCGCGACCTACACTCGCACATACCGCGCCCTGAACAAATGCGAACAATCCGAAGCGGAACGCGCATTTGAGGCGGCTTTAAGTTCCGGCCTGATTATTGAGGATAAACCAATAGGGCTATCACTTACCGTGAAGGCTTATAAGGTGAATGATGGGATTGTTTAAATCTGCTGTGCCGGGCGTTGTAAAATGTCCGGCTTTTTAGAAAAAGTTTTCGTTTTTCATTTGATTGATTATATATTTGCAGTCTAAAACTTTGAAACATGGCACTTGAAAGATTACCAGATAACGGCCAAGAGGTTGTATTTAAAGCAAAATCAGGCATAATTCATTCCGGTATGTATTCATACGAATTTGAGTTTATGTTTACTGCGCAGGATGGATCAGAAACGAACTATGAGGCCGACGAGGTTGAAGGGTGGGTAGACGCCGAAGAAGCGTACAATAATATGAAAACGCATAACGCATGAACATTGAAGATTATGTTATTCCGAAATCAGGTACGTTTTTAATTGACGAGCCAGGAACAGCAACCGATCGCGCCAAAAGAGCAAGATCCGAAACGATTGTAAAAAAGACTTGCATCAAAGTAAAAATGCCAAACCCATGAAAGTACAATCCATTGCAATCGGCCTAAACTATACCGGAACGCCTAACCAATTAGGCGGATGCGAAAACGACGCCCGTTTCTGGCAGACTGTTTTTCAAAAGAAATGGCCAGGCGATAAGAGCTCGCATGTTCGATCTACAAAATGCGGACACGCTGAAATAATACAAGAACTTGTCGATGCTCAATCACTAAGCGCGTCCGACCTTTTTATCTTGCAATTTTCTGGGCATGGTACACAAGTTCCGCAATCTGACGGCACGTACAAAGAGGCAATCGTGCTGCATGATGGGCAGAATTGGTCGTACTTATACGATTATGAACTGCGGGCGATGCTGTCAAAAATCAAGGCGCTTTCGCTTGTGATCCTGGATTCTTGTTTTTCCGGCGGTATGGATCGCGCCTTTTTGCCTGATGGTGTAACGCGCCGGTTTGTGCCGTACAATTCGGACATGCAGGCGGGCCGAATGGCAATATCTCCAACAATGCGCCTTTCTATTGCTACGCCTAAAATTATTCAATCCTCACAACTATATATGATGGCCTGCGATAAAACCGAGACGGCGGCGGACTTGGGTGATATGGGCGCATTTTCAAAGGGTTGCCAAACGGCCATAAATGCCAAGCAGCGAACAACCAAGCAAATCACCATGAAGGCATACGACGTTTGCGGGCGCTATCAAAGCCCGCAATACGTGACGGCTGGAAAACGCAAAACCTTGACGATTATATGAGAAAGCAACAACCAGACGAATACCCGATCTTAACCGAAAAGGGCCGCTTTATTTTGGCGTGTCTGAATACCAAGATTGACGGGATTGAATATTATAAACCGCCTCCGCATGGCTGTGATACAATCACGCTTCGCCCAAATCCACACACGCAAAAAGACAGAAAAAATTACAACCGATGAAATGAGCAAAAAACTTGAAAAACAGATTGCCCTTGTTACCGGAAGGTATAACCGAGAAAAGGCAGTTGCGGTCGCAAAAATTGAAATACTTGGAGAATTTACCTTTGAAGAGAAGAACCTGATTATTGAAATCAATGACCATGTAATGTCTGCCGATGGAATAAACGCACAATGGGGCGGGCCAGGTGAAGCGGTTGAATATGTAGAGGCAAGTGTAGGGATATTTAAAAAATGCAAATCATTTTTTAGTACGGACAATCAAAAACCAGCAACATGAGCAAATCGAACGCAACCACAATACCGCTTGGCGACTTTGTAAACCTACCTGAAGAAGGGCAGGACGTTGCCTTTATCCCGAACGGAACCGATAAATATTTATTTGGAACCTATGAGGGTAGATACTTCCGTATAAATGGTAAAAATCCGCAATTGTACCGGCCTGATGAAGTTTCCGAATGGGCAGAGCGCCCTTGGCCGAAACGCATGCAGCGCGTCATGTTCCTGCCTGCCGAATCTATGCAGGTTGAGGCCGGTTTTTACGATGACGAAAACCTGCAATTCGTGACGGCAGAAACCGCATTTGAAAAGTACTCTGTTTTGACGTGGGTCGATATGGTTGAACTATATAATTCAGCTACCGAACCGGGCGAACCGCGCTCTAAATTTCCGCATGAGGTATGATGGTCGTAACTTTTTATGATGAATTAGGCGGCATAGGCGAACGAAATATGCACTTCCCGTTTCAGAGATCAGTACATCGTGGATTTCTGAATAATATTTCAGAGGGCATGTTTTCCGTTATTTCGGTTTATGCCGACGGCGATGAACTTGATTACATTAAGGATGAAATAAGAGGCATTCCTACCGCTGGCTCATGCTGTACGTGGCGCGGCGACTTTGCGGCATTTATTTGCGATAATATTCCGCTTCACGCTGATTAAGCCCAATAGTATGACATTCGAAGAACAAAAGGAACTGCAATCCGAAATTCCGAATTCAGAATTAATTGAACGCGCCGAAAAATGCGTGGACATTATGCGCGCTGGAAATAGAAGCGGCCCGCCCGACGTTTATAACGACCCTGATTTGATTTTTTCGGAATTGATACGGCGGTATAAAGAAGGAATTGAACTGATTGAATACTTTAATACGGCTGATATTCCGGGCCAATAACTAACGGCACACCCCGACCACATCCAACAAATAAACCGTCAGCATCCCGACACATGCAAAGCATCCAAGCGCAATAAAATCAACCAGGCCATAAAACTTATGCGCGAAAATAAAATACCAAAAGCAAGACTGACCGCTAAAGCATAACGCGCAATATCCGAAGGGCTTGGCGAAGTTCGGAAACCCTTGCATCTGTATCCGATCAACCAGCCGAAACCACAAGTGAAGGGCCATGCCTTCACGCATGAGGGGGCCACAGGCGACGGCAGCGAATACACCCAACAACACGGCGTTCAAAATCTCAAAGGGCTGTAAAATCAACATACAGCCTCCTTTGTAGAAATTTCAGGAACACAGGTGTTTGTGTTGTGAATGAAACGCACAGTTAAAAGGATCGAACACCAGGAATAAGGGGGCGCAAGGAATTGCGTCTCTTTTTCGTTGTACGACCAACGATCAAAAGGCGGGGCCGCTTCGGGTGTTGCGTCAATAACCCGCAAACTACCGATGGTTTCCGTGCTGGAATATGAGCCTTTCAAAAAACGCCGGCAAAGGTCGCTTTCCATAAAATCCGCGTGTGTTACCATGCTTCCGTTTATCCAGACCGGGAACCGCACACGCATTTCGTACAAGGCCCATCCGCGCCGTACTGAAATAGGATTCGGATTCCCGACGGTCTCAAAATAAGCAATAGCGCTTTGTTTTTCATCCGGCGCAAATGATATTTCCTTGCCTCCAGCGTCGCCACATGAGGCGCATTTCATCGGGATACCGACCGGCCGGCGCTTATCGCTGCCACCGTCTGACACCCTGGCTTCGCGGATCAATCCCGTTAATTTGGTAATATACCCGGCCTGCTGCTTTATGCCTTCGGCCAATACGTCGCAAACGTCCTTTATCATTTCTTTTTTGTTTCTGCCTCGATTTGTGAGACAACGGTGAAAAATTCAAATGCCGACATTCGGCCTACTTCCTCCCACGATATGCCGCCCGATGTCGCAACGCGGCGCTTTAGGGTGATCCAAAAATCAGATGCTTTCCGTATGGCTTCGATATTCGGCGGCGTTCGTTCGGCCTCAACAATAGGCTTCACTACCGCCGGGTCGATCCATTTTTTTGCCTTGCGCTCCGGGGCTTGCTCTTTTATGCCTCCGTTTCCAAAGAATCGGGGAAAGCGCCAGGTGAGTCGCCCGTAAAGGTCGCTGCGAAAAGCCGTCCCGATTGAATAAAAAAACCGATTGACAACCCCTCCATGATCCAGTCATTTATCCATTCGGTCGCTAAGGCTTTATCCCAGGCGCGTCGGTCGTGGTTTTCCGGCATGATGAACATGGTGCAAAGGAGTAGCGCCGGGTGCTTTTCGTCATTCGCCAATTTTTGAGCGCCCGAAAGAAGGTCATATGTTTTCACCGCTGCCGATGCTGTCTTTTGCGCCTCAAGGTCTTTCCAAATATCATTCAGGGATTTGTACAGCGCTTCTATACTCATGGCTGACTTCATTTCAATTTGCATCCGGTCGAATACCTCAAACACGCCGACGCTCATATCTTCACCGTACACGATGTATTTGGTTCCGTTGGCGGTGAATGAGTTAGCGTTAAGCGCTGGCACTTTAATACCCAGTATTGGTTCTGTCATAGAAGTTTTTTTCTTTGCAAAAATAGGCGTATTTTTGTGATAAATCAGACTAAAAATTGAAACAAAATGGCGTGTAATACCTTGCCCGACATGGCGCACACCGATAGCGATGTAAAGACAGGACATCATTTGTCTGCCGAAATGTTCGCTAAACTAAGGTTTTCTGGGTGGAATGGCCACCCGTTTATTACCGCCACGCATTTGCTTATGGCGCTGCCAGGCGCATGCCTTTCATTTGACTCTGACACGGGCGAATGGTCGTGTTATTTTATGGAGAGCGGAAAAAATTACTTAAGCGCCAACCCGGCCGACGCCTGTGCCGCTGCCTGGATTCACAAACACGTAACAACTAAAGCATGAACACACAAAAAGAACAGCAATGCGCCGGCGGATCGGAATTGAAGTTTTACCTTGCCCCATACGTAGGGGATAGGTTTGAAAAAATTGAGCCGGTTATAGAACGGTACACAATTTCTATTTCCTTTCCTGATTCCGAAAGGGCTGCAAGCGATAGTGGCTGCATTTGGGAGGTTCCGCGTGTTTTCGGAAGTATATCGAATGAACCAGACGCCACCGGGGCCGTTGTTTTCTTTATCGCAAATTTCCTGAATAACGAATGTGAGACAATAAAAACAGCGGATAAAAAACTCATTGATCGGCTGCTATTGGCAAAGATCACGGGCGAAATGTTTTTCATGTCAAAGAGTTTCGCAGGGAGTCCTGGCATATAAAAATTACTCCAATGGCTAAATGTCCAGACTTTACCGAAACAATAATCAAGCAAGAGTACACTTGCGATTTGCGGGTAACGGTACTGTTTCCGATAAACCCCGATGGCCTGTACAAGGTAAAATCGCTTACTCGTGTTTCGCGTTTTAGGTCTGTGGCGACTGTTGAAAAGCATGACGGCAGCACATTTGTGTTTCAGGCAAAAGATATGCGGTTTACTGATATTCTGCAAAGGCTTTGCGACAACGGCACAAGATTTGATTTGGCAATTGGGTAACAGTGTAATAACAGTGTAAATTTGGCAAAAAAGATACCCGGCAGAAATGGCGGCACATTGAACGCTTTAGAGAAAGGCGAAACCGCAAACCCGAACGGTCGCCCTAAAAATCTGTTTAAAAAGTTTATACACGAAACAGAGGCAGACGAATTTTCAAGCGTTGTTCGGGCTATGTTCACAAAGGCCAAAGGCGGCGACGTTCAGGCGTTTAAAGCGCTTGTTGAGGCCGGATTTGGTAAGGATTTCAACTTAGCCGGGCAGGACGACAAACCCGCATTTGCTACACTTGTGATAGAATTGCCGCCGGAAAATGGGACAGCAGACAATAAACCTAAGATTAAGCGAAAAGCAGGCTAAGGCTTTCCGGGCGCTTGAAATGTCCGACCAATACACCGAAGTATTCTACGGTGGCGCGGCGGGCGGAGGCAAGTCATATCTTGGCTGTCTTTGGCAGATTTACCGGCGCATACATTATCCAGGCACACGGGGGCTAATTGGCCGGAATGACTTTGTGGCGCTGCGAGACACTACCCTGAACACGTTTTTTGATCTTTGGAACAAATACGGAGCGCCAACCGGACATGAAGGGCGGTATAATGGGCAAGACAAAACCTTTACCCTTTCAAATGGTTCTGAAATATTGTTCCGGCATTTAGCTTATGAGCCGTCCGACCCAGACTTCCACCGCTTAGGCTCCCTTGAAATTACCGACGGGTTTGTTGATGAATTGCCGGAGTTATCAGAAAAGGCATGGGATATTCTTATGAGTCGGATGCGCTACAAACTCGACATGCTCCCTATTCAGCAGCCTAAAGCCCTGGCGTGTGGCAATCCATCAAATAATTGGGTAAAGCATAGGTTTGTCTTTGACAAGTACAACGCCCCGATAACACCACGCCCATATCAGACCTTTATATCTGCCAACCTTAGCGATAATCCAAACGCCGATTTTCAGCGCATCTACGGAGCGCAATTAGGCAAGATGTCAAACTATGATCAACTACGTTTGCTTCATGGCGATTGGACGGCCACCGAACAGACCGGCATGGAGTTTTACACCTCCTTCAAATTAAACACCCATGTTCGCCATTCTGCGCCCGACTACCGCTACCCGCTTCACCTTTCCTTCGACCAAAACGTACAGCCGTACTTAACGCTCACGATCTGGCAGGCAATACCGAAAAGCGGGGGCATGGAATTGGTCGCTATTAATGAGATATGTCCCGAACACCCGGACAACAAGACAGAGCGCCTTTGTGAACTGTTTTTGAACCGGTATGAGGCCGAATTACGGGCGAGCCGGCAAACTGTGTTGCTCTACGGCGACGCAAGCGGGAACAAGCGAGACACGCGGGGCGATACTGATTACAACATCATCAAACGGGTTTTACGCCCGCTTTTATCGAACATCAGCGACCGCACAAACACGTTTAATCCTTCCGTTTCCCGGCGGCGCGATTTTATCAATGAGATTTTTCAAGGGAAATTCGCAAATATTGGCATCTTTGTTGATCCTAAATGCGTGAACCTGATTAATGACCTTACGGGAACGAAACAGGACGTGAACGGGGGTAAGTTGAAATCGAAGGAGCGCAACCCGGTGACGGGTCAATCATTCGAGAAATACGGTCACACAAGCGATACGATGGATTACTTTATTTGTCGTTTGTTAAAGCCAGAATTTGATTACTTTTGTGGTATTAAATGATGAAAGAATGAAGCAAAGGAAAACATATCTTGACAAGGCTATTGAAACGGCCATTAATGCCGATATGGTAAGACGCACCAACTGCGCTATTGCATCAATCTCTGATGACGTGGCGATACGATTCAAAAACCGGGAAAATAAAGAGGACGCGCAGCGCAGGCTTGAGGCCGCCAAAAATGCGGTGCTTGCGGCAAAATCAGGGCTTGGGTTATTGGGTATCGCTTGCGAATCGACCACACAATCAATAGTTGAAAAATCAAAAATAGCAGATCAATTTAAGTCGCTGCTTGAAAAGCACTCTATTTTAGAGCGCATTAAATAGAAAAAATGATTCTATCCGAGGCAAAGCCGCGATTGATCGAAACAGCACGGTTTAAACTTCGGCACCGGAATTATGACCGAACGGTTGAGATTGCAAGCGACTGCCTGGCATATACTACCGGCGTGGGTCTTGACGCCAAACTACAAAGGTTTGTACAGCGTGAAGATGATGCAGCCTTTGAACAGCGCGTCCGTATTACCAAACACATCATACCGGCCATAAATGGGAATATTTGCAGCGTGTTTGCAAAGG